ATGCCAAAAATCAAGATGCAAACAGCGTTGTGCCCATCATTTGAGGATGCCTTTGAGCGATTTATTATCTCAAAAAAGGCCAAAGGATTATCAAGCAAAAGCATAGCAACCTACAACAACCATTACAATGCAATTAGCAAGTACATTCAACCAGAGACGCAAATGGACAAGCTAAGCAAGGCAGACATTGAATATATGCTTGCTGGCATGCGTGATAAAGGGCTTGCGGCAAATAGCATTGCAAGCTACACGCGCACACTGCGAAGTTTTCTCTCATGGGCGAATGAAGAAGAGTTAACAACTGTTAGCTGCAAGCAGTACAAAGCCGAAGAAACGGTTAAAGACACATACACGGATGCAGAGCTTGCTAGGCTTCTAAAAAAGCCCAATATCCACAAATGCACCTTTAGCGAATATCGCAATTGGGTAATGATTAATATGCTGCTCAACTGTGGCATGAGAGCTGCAACCATGCGTAGCATTCTAGTCAAAGACGTTAACTTGCAAAATCAGACTATCATTTATAGGCACACCAAAAATAAGAGCATTCAGATTGCGCCGCTGTGCAGCGAAATGGTTTGCATTTTGCGCGAGTATCTAAAACTGAGGCAAGGCAATGTGGATGATGTGCTATTTCCCTCAGACGAAAACACAAAATTTACTGAGAGCGGCCTTTATCAGGCAATCGCAAAATACAACCATGGCAGAGGCGTTAGCAAGACGAGCACGCATTTATTCCGCCACACGTATGCAGAACGCTTTTTGCAGAATGGAGGTTCACCGTTTGAACTGCAAAAAATACTTGGGCACAGCACATTAACAATGACACGCAAATACTGCCGCATTTATGACTACGACATTGTGCGCAAATATGACCAAGTTTCTCCCTTGGCTACTTTCAGAGCTGGAAGCAGCAACCATTGACAAATCGCCGAAGTGTGTCAAAATGGAAATATGAAGGGAGTGTAGAGATGGCAGAGATTATTGAGTTGTTTCCGAAGAAGGAAGAGAAGAAAAAGAATATATTTATCAAAATCGGCATTGTTGATGGTAAGACTGAGTTATGGGAACAATTGCCGGTTGAGTGGAGAACAAGTCCTAAAGGCATACAATTAGGGCATGCAATATTGGCAGAGCGGGAAGAGTTGCAAGCACTGTTAGAAGCCAAGATAGAGCAAAACGAACGAGAAATCCAAGAAAATAACAAGCGGATAGAGGAAAATAACAAGCGGATGGATACATACCGTAAAACGGTATTTAAAACGTATTCCGAAGATTTAATTCAAGACGATGCGGAGTGGCTTGAGCATCTAGTTAAGCGCTGTGATGTGGCACTAGATAAGCAGCCAGATAGCAGAGGACTTAAATTGCTACGGGGCAGAATGCGCAACTGGTTAAAGCAGTACCAGATATATCAGCAGCAGGGTGGCGATAATGCAGAGCTGCACGAAAAATATGAAGACATTCATTTCACTTGTCGTAAATATCCGCAATTGTTCAAAGAGCAAGGCAATTAAGCCTTGCTCTTTTTTTATGCCCTAAAACCTAACGGGCGGCTCTTTATTCAAAATCTCCATAAACAAAAGTAAGCGGCATTTATACAGCCGCTCATGTGAAATTGCGCCTACTATGATAGAAGGAAGATGCGTGGGCAGCAGTGGTTAATCCACAATACAAAATTATAGCAACGCACAAAAACCATAGGCATGCGTATGAGGCCATGCCAAAAATCAGGGGTCGAAAAATTCCTAATGGATAGTATAAGAGGCTCATGAAGCGCAAAGCAAGCGACAACATATGTACCGACTGCTCTCTTGCATCCTCTCACCCACCACTCATATGGTGTATTGATTGTGGCGATGAGGTTGATGTGTCTATAAAGGACACTATGACTTGTAGATGTCGAAGTTGTCAGCGTAAATACAGGAATGATTATATGCAAAATTTAATGAAAAATAGGCGTCACTCTAGTTAATTTCTGTTAGCAGACCAAAAAAATAAGCAATACAAAATTATAGCTTTATACAAAAATTATACACATTTATATACTGTTCTACTCAAAAAGTTGGGTCGAGAAATTCCTAATGGATAGTATACATGAAGCTGTATTCTATACATTGACACGAATTTTTACTATGAAAAAGAACGAAACGGAGGAATACCATGGAACAAGAATAATACTCCTAGGGACAGATTCATTAAGTGTGTTGATTTGACAAAATGAGAAAATTGTGGTATAATTTAGGAAATAGAAAATCGTCATAATACCACTTCCATTCACATTTATCTCATACAAAAGCTAATCACAGTCGTATAAAGCAAAATTGAAAATTGCGCCTACAATGAATAGGCAAGTAAATATGCTCACGCTGGTGCTTTTAATCTGGTTCGATTCCAGAGGTGAGCGGTATTTTTTTTAAATTTTTATTTTGAAAGGAGAAATGATTATGGAAAAGATGAAACATGGAGCAGTTTATACCTGTCACAGGTTGCGCTTGCTGAGTTATCTAAAGGAGCATGGGAGATTGCCATTTGAAACAATTCCAGATGTGAGGAATCCACTATTTAACGTGTGGAGATTCAGAAACGATGCAGAGCTAGAGCAGCTTATAGACAACTATTTTGCAGAAATAAAAGCAAACAAACAATAATGAATGATAATGACGAAATATTTTAAAGTTAAGTAAGGAGATAAAAATTATGAGTAACGAGAATACAAAAACATCAATGGTATTTTATGAGAGCGCTTATGCAGCAATTAACTATCTTCCAACAACAGAATTAAAGTGGGAAGCAACACAAGGATTATTAAATTATGGTTTTTATGGTATTGAGCCAGAGAGTGACAATCCATTTGTAAACATGATTTATGTGCAAGCTATCCCTTCAATGAGAAACGCAAAAGAGAGATATGATAAAGCAGTTAATAATGGCAAAAAAGGTGGACGCCCTACAGAGGTTTCTACAGAAGAGATTATGCAGATGAAACAAGAAGGAATGACTAATAAGCAGATTGCTGCTAAATTGGGGTGCTCTGTCAGCAACATAGAAAACAGAGTTACTACTTACAATAAAACACACCCCAATAACCCCAATAACCTTTCTGTATCTGTATCTGTATCTGATTCTGTATCTGTCTCTGATTCTGTATCTGTCTCTGATTCTGCATCTGAGCCTGCGAGTGCAAGCACTCTTGCCGAAGAAGAGAAGAGAGAGATAGAAGATTTATCAGAGAAAGAGTTGCAGTCTATCAAACAAGACTATAAAGGGCATATGTCTTATAACGACATTAAGCAGAAATACAATCTAAAAGCAATAACTAGAGAGCAACTAGAAAACATTGATGCACTATTACGAGCAAAACAGCAAGAACGGCAAAAAGCAGAGCGTGCCAAAGATGATGCACTTTATGCGGAACACAAATCTATTATTGACTATATTGGTGGCACTAGTATAACCGCATTAAACAACTGTCTTAATCATATCGGCCTAGATATAACTGCTTTTACTGATTTTGCGGACAAGCACAAAGAGTATAGCTTTGATAGCTACAATGCCAAGAGGGATGCTTTTGGTTATCATCAAGACTGCTATGGTAAGATGGTTTGCAATATGTCTTATGGAGACTATCTGCAACAGGGCATTAATGCTTCTTGTGCTTAAAAAACGCATAAATAGTGAGGGAATTTGTACACAGCCGCTTGCTGGTATACTTTCCCTTGCTGTGTGTTTCATGGTGAAAAAACGTATATATTTATTGAATTTTTATGGAGGAATGAATTATGAAGAAGATTAGTGATTTTAATTTTGATGATTTTGGTGCATTCGTTGAAGCTGTTACTGTTACGCTAGACAATGATGAATGGGCAAGTCTAAACAACTTTATGTGTGTGTGGTTCATGGTTGATTATGTTGATAAGCTTTACATTGATTTTCACGAGGGACAAATGGTGCTAAACAATCAGCTTATGCGTTTTGATGAAGCCGACGAAGAAATGATGAGCAAGTATATCAAGGAGCGCTTTGGCATTGATAAGGTATTTGCGTTCGACTTTGACAGCTATAAAAAGAAAGTAATTTGTTATCGCTTTTTCTAAGGGAATAGCTAATAAATAATGCATTTTTGCATCCTTCTACTTAGAAGGGTAATTACATAGGGAAGTAGTTTGATGCTCAAAAAATGGGCATATATACATGATTTTTAATGAATTATAAAGAAAGGAGCTCCATATGGAGATTAACGCAAAAGAAACATAAAAAGTACATAGTTAATGTACTTTAACATGAGTGAAGCATGGGATGATTTTTGTAAATGCGTAGAAACGCAAGGTAAACCCGGTGAGGAAGCCTTTAAAAAATATTTGATAAAAAAGTATGGCGCGAAAAACGTCAAGGACGTTAGCGAAGTCGAGAAATGGCAGCAGAAGAGTGTTGATTTTTTGGTGCGTGATGTGCTGCATAACGGAGAGATTCTCCATTTTGAGGTTAAAAACGATTATGCGCACTGTAATACAGGCAATTTTGTGGTGGAATATAAGAGTGACGTTTGGAGAAAGAAAATAGGCTGGTGGCCGAAAATAGTTGCAGCCAATTTAGATAATCATTTTATAGCATATAGGGATGCTTATTCCGGTGAGACATTTATTGTTGATTGCGCGGAATTGAAAGAATACTTAAAAAATAATGTCCTACGAAAAGTAAGATGCTACGAGAAGAACAACAGCAAGTGTGCGCTTTGCGGCATACTGCCAGAAGATACTATTTTGTGGGATTTAGATTGTGATTATATAGTATGCTGATTTAATACAATTATTTATGGTTTTTCAGGTTGACACTTTTGGAGGGTAATTATACCTATTCATAGGGTTAACCTGAAAAATCGTGCATTTAGTGAGGATTTTTAAGTAATACAAAGGAGGTGGCTGTTATGTTGAAGCCAAGACAGATAAGACTTGCGGAATTGATGGTAGCAGAGCCGCAACTGACAAAAGAGGAATATGCAGAGCGTGTTGGGTGCAATACAAGCACGATTTATGTGTGGCGTAAGTTACCTGAATTTCAGGAATATTATCATGATTTATGCGAAAAGACGTTTAGAAGCTATGAAGCATTAGCGGTTAAAAAGCTTATGGAGAATGCCAATAAGGGCAACCAAAAAGCGATTGAATATTTACTGAATTATGTCGGCTATAAGCAGCCTGAGCAGCAACAAATACAACTAGATACCAATATTATTAAGGTTAGTGTTGCGGATGATTGATTTACAGCTAAGCAAGGATTTATTTGTACCTAAATTTTATCCTTTATTATTTGATTATTCGCATAGATGGGAGCTATATTGCGGTTCTGCTGGTAGCGCAAAGAGTTATTTTATTACTCAGAAGTTGATTATTCGCGGCCTGAATGAGCGTATCAAGATTTTGGTTTGCAGGAGATACGGCACAACATTGCGCAATAGCTGCTTTGCGTTATTCAAAGAAATACTAACAAAGTGGAAAATTATTCAATATTGTAATATTAATAATACAAATATGGTAATTACATTGCCAAGTGGCACTGAGATTATCTTTCTTGGGCTGGATGATGAAACAAAGCTATTATCAATTGCCGGTATTACTTGTGTGTTTGTTGAAGAGGTGTTTGAAGTGCCAAGGGATATTGTCGAGCAGCTTAACTTGCGTTTAAGAGGCGGCAATGCAAACAAGCAGATACTCATGGCATGGAATCCAATTAACATTAATTCTTGGCTCTATAAATTTACACAAGAAGAGTTGCCAGAGGATGCAATCTATACTCACTCTACATTTAGAGATAATCCATTTCTTGATACACAATATGTGCGACAATTAGAGAGCCTTTATAAGACAAATCCAGCTAAAGCAAGAATTTTCTGTGATGGCTTATGGGGTACTAATCCAGATGGACTAGTTATTAAAAATTGGAGAGAGCAAGAATTTGATGCAATGCAGCTTGCCGCACAAGGCTTAGAGCATAGATGTGGCATGGACTTGGGCTGGATAGATAAAAGCGCAATTATTGATACTTTATATGATAAAGCGAATAAGACAATTTATGTCTTTAATGAGTTTTACAAGAGCGGCTGTCAGTTAAGCGAATTGGCGCAAGCAATTAAAGATATGGGATTGCAAAGGTGTAAAATTTCAGTAGATAGCGCAGAGCCTAGGAGCATTCAATATTTTAAAACACAAGGCATTAATGCTACAGGCTGTGCAAAGGGAAAGGACAGTGTAAAAGCTGGCCTTATGTTTTTGCAGGATAATTTAATTGTGGTGCATCCAAAGTGCAAGAATTTTATAGCTGAGCTTGAAAACTTTAGCTATATAAAGAGCAAAGTAACAGGTGAATGGACAGAGGACACGACACACGAATGGAGTCACGCAATAGATGCTTGCCGATATGCTTATAGCGACATTTACACAATGACAAAACTAAGAACGTTTGATAAATCCCTATTGGGACTATAGGAGTTGATATTTTATGATTGAATTACTTTATAACGCCGTTAGAGCAGTTGGCGGAGAAGATATTAACATTATTGCAGATATTCAAGATGCAGACGGCAAAGATATTACAAGCGGATGCAGCTTATCATTTTTTGATAAGAATCAACAATTTTTAGGTGAATTTCAAGGCCGATTCACAAATGATGCATGGGTGTTTACCATTCCAGCAGACAGCACACAAGGCAAGCTAGGCCGCTATTGGTATCGCATTAGCTACAAGGGTGCTAGTCTTGGCTTTGCTGCACCTATTTACATAGGGAGGTGAAGCGAATGCCACTACAACTAAAAAACAGCAATGCAACTATTACTTTGCAAGCACCTATTAAACAAGTAGGTGGCGCTGTTGATAGCGTTAATGGTATGACAGGTGATGTTGTGCTTGAGATACCTAGCAAGACTAGTCAGCTTGAGAATGATAGCGACTTTGCGACAAATAGTGCGTTAAAAACAGAGGTTGCAGCCGTTGAGGGTAAAATTCCAGCTCATGTAGTTGAATATACTAAACAGACATTAACTGATGAGCAGAAGAAACAAGCGCGTGAAAATATTGGGGCAATAGATACAGCTAACGGATTATTACCTGTTGAATGTATTTTACCATTAGGGCTTAACACTACAAATAAAACTGTATTCGTAAAAAATGGGGTAATGCTTCCTCTCGATTACTCAACAGCAACAGGAGACATGAAAAAAGCAATAGCGCGTTTTAGTTTGCTTACGAATGGCGCGAATATTACTCCGGCTCTAATAGACACATTGGTCGAAGCTTTTGCAACTCTTATTGGAAATGGAATTTTCGGTGATGATTTTTATACTCGAAGTTATACATATCCGTCAAATCTAATTTGCATTTATGATTCTCAGTTTGCCCACAAAACGGAAATTAGCTTGTGGAGTTATTATGAGGCTTCCGATAGTCGAAAAGCATTTGTGTTGCGCGTGACTAATGTTAACGGAAATGGATTTACACGTGCTTATAACCCTATTACCGCTGAATATATAAATAATTATATTGACTATGTATCTTCACCGATTGCTGCAAAAGCAAGTGAATCCGGCAACACTCCCTCTATTCAGCAAGTTGAGGTGGCCTCTGCACCAACAACAGCTAAGCAAATTGCTACGAAGGAGTATGTGGATGATAGACTAGCACAGAAAGCACCGGCAGGCGATTATGTCACGAACAGCGCACTAAGCGAAAAAGGCTATTTAACGCTTGCTACACTCCCTAAGTATGATGGGGGTGTTGAGTAATGGCAGATGTTACATTGACTTATAAAGGCTCTACCATTGCAGAAATGAATGCAAGCGGCAGCAAAACACTCAAGACTGCTGGTAAGTATTGCGAAGGTGATATTGGAGTTAGCTATGTTAAGCCTAGTGGTGGTGGTTCAGGTGTTGAGATACCGGATAGTGCATTTGTGATTAGCGGTATGTGCAACAATTTTGATTACAAAGGCAAATGGGATAGCTTTATTACTGCTTATGCTGATAAGTGGAGCACAACAAATATTTCTTCATGCAGCAATATGTTTAATGGCACTCAATTACAGAGTATTCCCTTTGATATTAATTTAGAGGCGGGCACAGAGCTGACCGCAACAGGCATGTTTGGCAGCACTGCACTTACAACTCTTCCTGTGATTAATGGCAAAGATATTGTAATTGGCTATATTAATGCGCTTTTTTCGTATAGTGGAAAATTGAGTAGCATTTCAGACAATTATTTAAACGCAGAAAGCATTTTGTCATATGGCAATATTAGTACCATGTTTGACAACTGTTCGTCATTGCGCAATTTCCCCTCATTCGCCAGTAAGTTTGCTACACTGGTTCAAAATCGGCATTCCGCAAGCTTGTATTATTATATGTGTGATTATTGCTATGTCCTAGATGAAATAACTAATCTTGGTGTGTCAACATTGCCTACTTGGACAGCAAACGCATTTTGTTCAACATTAGATTATTGTGCTAGATTAAAAAGTTTCACATTTGAAAGCGGAAAAAGTGCAAACTGGAAGAATCAAACAATAAGTTTAATAGAATATGTTGGATATGCTCAAGCTGCTGAACAAATTCAGAATAAAATTCCACTTGATAAGCGAGTGAGCAATGCAGAAAGTTATGCAGCGCTTAAAAATGATGCTGATTGGTGGACTACAAATATAGCCTACTCACGCTATAACCATGATAGCGCTGTTGCAACTATTAACAGCCTCCCAGATACTAGTGCATACCTTGCAACTGCTGGTGGTACAAACACAATTAAGTTTAAGGGCGCTGCTGGTTCAGCTACAGATGGTGGAGCAATTAATACACTAACTGAGGAAGAGATTGCTGTAGCAACTGCCAAGGGCTGGACATGCTCACTGGTATAAGGAGGATGAGATATGATTTCTACGAATTACAGTTTAACGAGATATGATGCCGATGAGGGCAAAGTATTTGATTGGAAAGAGCCAAGATACACTGAAAATAAAGATTGGGAGCAAGTGCAGGAGCATTTAAACGTTAAAACCCTCTTTTTAGGCCACACAGATAGCATTACTAACTATGTTGAGGTTGATGCAGAGGGCAATATTGCGGAACTTGCAGAGCCGGAGATTGCAACAGAAGCAGATTATACACAGGCTCTAGCTCAGTTGGGGGTATAACACATGAAAAGACAAGATTTATTTGATAGAGTTACTGCTGTCAAGACGGAGACAAAGAATGCATTGCAAACAATATATGATGCCCTGAATCACGGACAGCAGCAAAAGATTTTAAAAAATGAAGAAGTAAAAGCCCTATTTGATAGATATGGTGTTACATATTAAGGGGTGAGAAGATGTTTAATTTAAGTAGAGAAACAGAGCTTACACCAGATTTACTGTATAAGATGATTAATAAGTATCACACTAACGTTTTGCCGAAGCTACAAAAGTACAAAAATTATTATGACGGCACACAGGCAATATTGCGCAAAAGCTATGCAGATGCCAGTAAACCATGTAATAGAGTCGTTACTAATTACTGTGCAGATATTGTTAGCAGTTATTGCGGTTACATAGCCTCACCCGGTTATATCAGCTATAGCTCAGATAGTGACATTGATAGCATTATGGATTGCCTCAGATACAATGATTATCAGGATGAGGATAGCGATTTTTTAAACGCTGCACTTATTTATGGTGTTGCTGCTGAATTGATGTACACGGATGAACAAGGCCAAGTTAGATTCAGATTAATTGAGCCTACTAGCTGTTTTGGCGTTTATGATGATAGCTTGACGCAAGAATTAACTCACTTTGTGCGCTGGTACAAGGCTAATGATTGGGACAACAGCGACTTATATAATGTGGATGTTTATAGTGATACCTCTATTAAACACTATCAGATGCACGGCACACAGGGCGGCTTAGAATTTGTTTCAGAAGAGCCGCATTATTTCAATCAGTGCCCAGCTAATATATTCTATCTCGATAAAGATGAGCGCAGTATATTTGAGTGCATTATAACGCTCCAAGATGCATACAATGAGCTTTTAAGTGGCGAGATTGATGATTTTAGTGCGTTTTGCGATGCTTATTTAACGCTTGAAGGAGTAGACGCAGAGGAAGAAGATATAGCCGCAATGAAGGCAAATAGAGTGCTTATTTTACCTTCTGGCGCGACTGCTGGTTGGTTAACCAAAAATGCAAGTGATACGCAGATAGAGAACATTCTTAAAAGAGTGCATGATAATATTTACCGCATTGCAAAGTGCCCTGACTTTTCAAGCGAGACATTTGTTGGCGGTGTTAGCTCAGGTGTTGCTATTCGTTATCGCCTTACTGGATGTGAGACAAAGGCAGCAGCTATTGAAAGCAACATGAAGAAAGCGCTACAGCGCCGCATTGAGCTAATTGCTGGTGTGGCCTCTTTAACGCTTGGCGAAGAGGTTTACAGAGATATTCAAATCACATTTAAGCGCAACATTCCGGAAGACTACACAAGCATTGTTAATATCGTTAATGCGCTCAAGGGCACTGTAAGCGATGAAACACTCTTAAGTATGATTCCACAGGTGACGGATGTTAAAGCAGAGCTTGACAGAGTGCAAGAGCAGAAACAAAAAAATATGGAGCTGTATAACTTTGGCAGTAACCAAGAGGAGTGATGACTCATGGATTATTGGCGAAGGAGGATGTTAGCCGCTCAGAGGAATTACAGCGACAAAAGCATTAATGCAATAAATAAGCAGCTCACCAAGTACTATGCAAATGCGATGCAGTCAACCATTAAGGACTTTGAAGCTGTTTATGACAAGGTGCTCAACCAAGCCGGAGAGGGCAAGCCTGTTACTGCTGCTGACTTATATAAGCTAGATAAGTATTATCAGATGCAAGCCCAATTAAATAAACGTTTGCAGAAGCTTGGAGACAAGCAGTGTAATGTAATGTCTAAGCAATTTGAAGCGGAATATAAGCATATATATATGGCTTTAACCGATGATAAACAAGCAATTACAGCTATGGTATCAGATGCCGCATTTAATACTATTAACGAGCAAGCCGCTGCAAGGGTAGCACAAGAAATATGGTGCGCTGATGGCAAGTCATGGAGCACCAGAGTGTGGAATAATATCAGCGACTTGCAACAGACATTGAATGATAGCCTGATTGACTGCATTGTTAGCGGCAAAAAAACTACACAGTTAAAGCAGACGCTTATGGAGCGCTTTAATGTGAGCTATCACAGGGCTGAGACAATTACCAGAACTGAGATTGCACACATTGAGACTCAAGCTGCTAAGGACAGATATAAGAGCTATGGCATTCAGCAGGTAGAGATATTAGCTGATACGGATAGCCGCACATGTGATATATGCGCAAGACTGGACAAGAAGAAGTTTAATATTAATGCGCAAATCCCGATTCCTGCGCATCCTAATTGCCGCTGCTGCATTATTCCGGTGATTGACACAAAGAGAACAGATGATATAATGATAAATAATCCCATAGAGCAGCGCAACACAGGTAAGGGCAAAGCTAATGCAGTATGGAGTTATGGCGTTCCGCTGAATAATAGGCAGCAAAAGCTATTGGATGCGATGCCTCAATATAATAGCCGTATTATTGTCAGCAAAAACCACGTAAATATGACAGACTTAGCCGCTTTAACCGCTGAAACAGGCGTTGAGTTTGCTATGTTTACAAAGGGCGGAGATAGGCTAATTATTCGAGGGGACAGCTATAGTGTTAATGTCGATATTGAGACGGCGCAGAAGCTTGCGGAAGAGGGCTATAAATGGAGTGGCCACACACATCCGGGCTTAGATACGTTTGTTTTGCAAGCCTCAGAGGGAGATTACTTGATTTTGAAGCAATTTAAGCAAAAAGTTTCCGTAATCTATAATGCGAAAGGCGATTTTAGAACATTTGATAATAAGTAGGTGAGAGTTTATGAAGAGTCTTTTTGATAAGTATGAACGAGAGATAAAAAAATATTGCGATGATAATGGACTGGATTTTTCCAAAGCGAAAAAGATGGGGCATTGTTGGGGCAAAAATGACCTGATAATACAATATGTCGATTACGAAAAAGGCAAAAGAGGGCTTTTAGATGAAACTCCCGCTCCAGTTGTATTAGAGATGGAAATAGTAGAGGGCAAGCCGCAATTCAAGCAAACGCAATACACAAAACAATATCTTAGCTAATAAGGAGTCTAACACTGGTTAGGCTTCTTTTTTATTGTCTTTTTGAGGGGCAGACGCTAAAGAACAACTCAATATTAAATTAAAGGGGTAGTCATAGAGCTACAACTTATGGAGGTTTTTTATTATGAATGAGAATATGAACAACACTAGTGTTAATGAGAATGAGAACAATGAGAATCAACAGCAGAGCAAAACTTTTACTGCCGAAGAGGTTGCAAAACTAATCCAATCCGAAACTGATAAAAGGGTTACAGCCGCTCTTAAAACACAAGAGAAGAAATATCAAAAGCAGCTCTCTTTAGCTCAGCTTGACGGAGACGAGAGAGCCAAGGCTGAAAAGGACAACCGCATTGCAGAGCTAGAGGAACAGCTAGCAAAGTATCAGATTGAGGCTAATAAATCAGAGCTCAAGAGTGTTTTATCAAGCAGAGGTTTAAGCGCTGAATTTGCCGATATTATCAATATCGGAGAGGACATTGAGCAAGCACAGGCCAACATTGATATGCTTGACAAGCTATTTAAGGCCGCTGTTAAGGCCGAAGTTGAGAAGCGCCTAGCCAATAATAGCCCAAAGGGTAATGGCGGCTCTTCTTCTGAAATTACAAAAGAATCTGCCAAAAAGATGAGTATGGCAGAATTAGACAAGCTGGCAACTGAACAACCAGAACTATTTTCAAAATTATTTAATTAAAGGAGATTTTTATTATGGCTAATACTGTTTTTAATAATAAGGTTATCGAAGCAAAGGCAAAGGATTTACTTACTACTCAGGTTAATGCAAGAAGCATGATGACTGTTGACAATAGCCTAACCGCTACTTCTGGCATGATTAAAACGATTAATACTTACACTTATTCAGGCGTTGCCGAGGAGCTAGCTGTTGGTGTTGGCAACACTGCATCTACCAGAGGCTCTATTGCCTATGTCGGCAAGGATTACACTGTCAAGATGGTGCAACAGGCCGCTGATTATTTTGATGAGGACTTCATGAAGGACAATTTAATTGTTGACTTCATGCTCAAGGGTGCAACTCAGGTCATGACTAACAAAATGACTTCTGATTTCTATGCAGCTCTTGCTACAAAGAATTCTGCCGGTAGTGCTGAACTAGTACAGGGTGTTACCTTTGCTAAGGGCAAGGCTCTCTCTTATGATGTCATTGTTGACGCTATCTCTGAACTCAATGTTGAAGATGAGAGCAGCCTTTTCATTATCATTCCTAACGCATGGAAAGCTGCACTCCGTAAGGATGCAGATTACAAGGCTGCACACATGGGCGATGTAATTTATAACGGACAAGTCGGCACAATTGCTGGTATTCCTGTGATTGCTACTAAGGCTCTCAGTGACAAGGCTTATGTGCTCAACAAGGAAGCTGTTACACTCTTCATGAAGAAGGATGTTGAAGTTGAGCAGGAGCGCGACGCCGACAAGCGCAAGAATAGCATTTATCTCCGTGACTGCTACATTGTTGCGCTCACTGATGCAACCAAGGCTTGCAAGATTTCTGAGGCCGCTTCCTGATTGACAATTTAATAATGGGGAGGGATAACCTCCCCTCCCAATAAAAAGGAGGTTACAAAATGATTGAAGAAGTTAAATTAATGCTTGGCGATGCTGCTACTAATTATTCTGACGCTCAAATTGGTTTAGCTATCAAGATGGCATTAGCCGAAGTACAAGGTTATTGCAATCGTGAGCTGGACTACGAATTAGAGATTATAGCAGAGCGCATTGCTGTGATTAAACTAAACCGCATGGGCACAGAGGGGCTTGCAAATGAAAGCTATAGTGGTGTTTCTGCGTCATATATTGACGGCTATCCGGCAGACATATTAGCTGTACTCAACCGCAAGTGCCGCATTAAGGTGGTGTAACATATGATTAACTCTCAAATGAGAAACTACGATTATTGTATTTATGGCGAGTTAGATGCATATGGGCAACCGGCTTTAAGCGACAAAAAAGGCACTGTAAAAATGGCAATTAATGTGCTCTCTAAGCGTATTGAGGATAATGTGCTTTATGCACAAGCAGAGTATATTGGGCTTACAAGCGATGCACAAATAAATGACAAATATGTAATAGCATACAACTCTGATAGGCTCAAGGTGCTCTATGTCTATCCATATGGCAGACTCAAACAAGTGTACATGGCGAGGTGCGAGTAATGACCGATGTGGAATTTGATGGATATGACAAAATCCTTTATAAACTGAACAAGTTATATGACTTAGATGGCATTCAAAAGGCTGTAGGCAAGGCTGCTTCCTTAGTAGAGAAAGAAGCAAAAAAGAAAGCACCCAAAGACACAGGTGCATTGAGGCGTAGTATTGCAAGCAAAGTTGAGACAGATGGTAATGAGATTAATGCGGACATTTATAGCCCACTAGAATATGCGCCATATGTTGAGTATGGCACTGGCCTTTTCGCTGAAAAGGGAGATGGGCGCAAAGATGTGCCTTGGCTCTACAAAGATGATAAGGGAAAAACGCATATTACAAGGGGACAGCACCCACAGCCATATATGCGCCCAGCGCTCAACGAGAATCGAGAAAAAATCATTACATTAATAAAGGAGGGCTTACTCAATGCTTGATTATCATAGCAACCTTGTTAGTGCCCTCAAAACTATTGGTATTCCAGTGCATTTTGAAATGACATTGCACAGCGGCCTAGAGACACCTTGCATTAGCTACATGGAGCTATCCAATGTGGCAGCACAAGAAGGAGATACTCTAGGCTATAGCCGCTTACAATATCAAATTAAAGTATGGGGCACACAAATAGCAGATTTGCAAAAATACGCATTACTCATTGATAAGAAATTACGCCCACTTGGTTTTAAAAGAGTTGGCTGCAATGAGATGTATGACAACAATTCTGCGATTATACAAAAGATTATGACTTATGAGGCTTTAGGACTCGAAGATTTTTAATTATGGAGGTATGAAATATGGCAACTATTTCTAAGGGAATTAAGCTTGGTTATAAGAGTGGGGAAGCTGCTTCTTTTACCAATCTAACAAACTTACAGGAAATTCCTGACTTAGGCGGCGAGGCAGAAGCTATCGAAATCACTACTCTAGCTGATGCCGCACATATGTATACAGATGGCATTTTAAATTATGGTGATTCTCTAGGATTCACTTTTCTTTACGAAAAAGAGCAGTTTACGACTCTACAGGGGCTAACTGGTTCTTGCTCTTGGCAGGTTACTCTTCCTGACAATACCACTTGCACTTTTAGTGGCACTTGCTCTGTAACTCTTGCTGGTGTTGGCGTTAATGCTGCACTAACTTACACCTTAAAGGTTAAGCCTAACAGCGCCATGACTTGGGGCACTGCTGCTTAATATAACCCAATTGGGAGTAGTGGAGAGTATTTCTCTCCACTCTCCACTACTATTTTTAATTTAAAGGAGAGAGATTTATGATGTATGTTGATTTTACTGCTGGTAATAAGGATTACAAGCTAAGACTTAATACGCGCAATATTGTTATGCTTGAAAAGCAGATTGGGTGCAATCCTGTAGCTATTTTTGGTGATGGTGAAACATTCCCCACAGTAACTACTATGGTGGCTGTGCTCAATGCAAGTTTGCAGCAACTTAATCATGGGCTAACGCTTAATGACGCTTATGACATATATGATGATTATATCGCGGATGGACATAGTGCCAGCGATTTTATTAAGGTTATTATTGATATATATAAAGTGTCTGGCTTGATTCCAGAGAATGATAAAAGCGAAAAAAACTAATTGAGGGGGGCAGGGTTGATGATAGCCCAGCTCCCTTTTTTTTTAGTGATACTATATTCAAAATATTGGATAATGCGCTGGATTGGGGTATACCTGAATCTGATTTTTGGGATATGACTCTTGCCGAGCTAGAGCGGTTGTTTGAAAGCAAACGAAGAATGAAAAAACAAAAGGCTCAGGAACAGGCTTATTTTGACTATCAACTAGCTGACTTAATTGGTATTAGTGTAGGACGTATCTATAACAAGTCTACCAAGATGCCCTCCATTGAAGAAGCATATCCAAATATTTTTGATGCAGAAAAAATGCAAGAAGAAAAGCAAAAGAAACAAGATGCATTATCAGCGGCTCGATTTAAACAATTTGCGGAAGCTTTTAATAAAAAATTTGGAAAGGAGGATGTAGATGAATGAAGAGTTGAAAGTAATTATCAAAGCCGAGATTGCCCAATTCAAAAAAGGCTTAGAAGAAGCAAAAAAATCAATGGGTAGCTTCAAAGACGAAGTAAAGAATTGTGCTAAAGATGCTAATAGCACCATTAAAAAGATGGGTGATGGTGTAGCAAAAGTTGGTAAGACGATTGGCAAAGCTATTACTGCTGGTGCGGCTGCTGCTGGTGCTGGTGTTGTTGCACTTGGCAAGCAAGCACTTGATTGTTATGGCAACTATGAGCAGCTTGTTGGCGGCATAGAGACTCTTTTTAAGGATAGCGCTGGCGCTGTTGAGCAGTATGCGAAAGACGCTTACAAGAATCAACAAATGAGCGCAAATCAATATATGGATATTGCGACAAGCTTTAGCGCTAGCTTGCTGCAAGGATTAAATGGAGACACAGCAGAGGCGGCAAAAATTGCAGACATGGCAATAACTGATATGGCCGATAATGCTAATAAAATGGGCAGCTCCATGGAGTCTATTCAGAATGCTTATCAGGGTTTTGCGAAGCAGAATTACACGATGCTGGATAACTTAAAGCTTGGCTATGGCGGCACGAAGGAAGAAATGGAGCGTCTGTTAGCAGATGCAGAAAAGCTAACTGGTGTGCATTACGACATTAGTAACCTAGGCGATGTGTATTCAGCAATTCACGCCATTCAAGAAGAAATGGGCATTACAGGCACAAGTGCCAAAGAAGCAGCAACTACCATTGAAGGCAGCATTGCCATGATGAAAGCGGCATGGCAAAACTGGTTAACAGGCTTGATGGATAATGATGCTGATATTAATCAACTCACACAAGATTTGATTGATTCAGTTTCGCAAGTCATTGATAATATTGCGCCAAGAATCGGAGAATTCTTTGATTCCTTGGTTGAAAGCATACATAATGCGCTTGCTGACCACCCCGAAGCACAAGCCATTTTTGACGATATAGTTAGTGCAATACAAACAGTGAACGATATAGTCTCTGATGTTGTTAATTTCGTCATTGAAAATTGGGGCACTGTTGAGCCAATCCTAACAGCGGTTGCGGTAGCTGTAGGTGTTGTTACTGCTGCTGTTATTGCCTATAATGCTGTGGCTGCAATTAAAGCAGCTATGGATGCAGCACAGGTTGTTTCTCTTGGTGCACTTATCGCTGCACAACTAGCTAGCGCTGCTGCTACTTTAGTGGCTCTTGCGCCTTATATTCTCATTGTGGCTGCTATTGCCGCTGTTATTGCGGTTATTGTCCTCTGTGTTAAGCATTGGGATGAGATAAAAGAAAAGGTTGTAGAAGTGTGGGATAAGATGGTTTCAACCATCGAAAGCGCAGTTGAGGCCGTGAAAGAATGGTTCGGCAATCTAAAGCAAGGCATTGCGGATAAGGTGAACAGCATTAGAGAGGCTATTAGCGAAAAATTTAATGCCATTAAGCAGAAGATGAGCGACACAATTCAAGCGGCAAAAGACAAGGTGATTGAGCACTTTACCAGAATCAAAGACGGCATTAGGGAGAAAATTCAGGCCGCAAAAGAGACGGTTAGCAATGCCGTAGACAACATTAAGGAGAAATTTAGCAATGGCTTCAATGCCGCAAAAGAGACAGTTGTAAATATATTCGACAATATCAAGCAGGGAATAAAGGACAAGCTAGAAGCAGCAAAGCAGACAGTTAAAAACGTGATTGATAAAATCAAAGGCTTCTTTAACTTTGAGTGGCATTTGCCGAAGCTTAAAATGCCGCACATTAGTATTTCCGGTGAATTTAGTTTGATGCCGCCTAAAGTGCCTAAGTTTAGTATTGACTGGTACGCTAAAGGCGGTGTTTTTGATGCGCCGACACTGTTTAATAATGGAGGCAGATTAAGCGGCCTAGGAGAGGCTGGTGCTGAGGCAATTGTGCCTCTTGAGAATAACACACAATGGCTTGATAAGATTTCTGATAGATTGTCTAGCAAGATGGGCGGCAATCGGCCTATTATCATGCAAGTGGATGGCAAGACTTTTGCCGAAATTAGCGTAGATAGCATTAATGCGCTCACTAGACAGCGCGGCAGCTTAGCATTAAATCTAGTATAAAGGGGGTGGAATTATGGCTTACTTTAAAATTGGCAGCACAGATTTTAGCGCCTATGTTAGCGGCCTTAAAATTAGCACAGATGTTAATTATAATGCCCAACAGAACGCAAATTGTGACACAGTAGTTGACTACGTCAACAAAAAGCGCACGTTTGAGGTGGAGATAATTCCACTCGATGCAACTGCAATGGCTAAGTTATTGGCTGCAATAGATGCCTTTAGCGTAAGCATTAGTTTTCGCAATCCAAAGACAAATGCGCTTGAAACTGGTGTAAGCTGCATCATTGCATCACATGATATTAGCTATTACACGATTCAGGATTCAAAAATAATGTATCAGAAATTCAATCTCAAATTTAATGAGCTATAAAAGGGAGGTGGAAATATGCTAGCTACAACAAGCGCATATAATTCTGCTATTTCCGCCTCTGTGCGTAGAATTAAAGCCAAGGTAGAGCTATATAATGGCTCTACTTTGGTGGCTACTTATACACAAGCGGATAAAATTATAAGCTTTGACATTCAGCGTGTCGGAGAAGATGGTAAGTTTTTTGGTTTTGGCATTTGCCATAGACTCAATGTGCATTTGATTGATGTGCAGAGAGAGATAAATATTTCAACAGCCAACACTATAAAGATTAGCCTTGGCGCAGAGTTGCCAGATGGCACTACAGAATATAAGATATATCCCACTTTTCAGGTATCAGAAGTGCACAGGGATGAGAATACTAATGAGTTATCTGTAACTGCGTATGATGCCATTTATAAGGCTTCTGAGCACACTGTAAGCGAATTGGTGCTTACTAAGCCATACACAATAAAACAATTTGTTGAAGCGTGTGCTTCTGTGCTTGGTGTGTCTGTAACAGGGCACACTAATTTTATTTTGAGCTATCCAAATGGCGCAAATTTTGATGGAACTGAAACACTAAGAGAGGCACTTGATGATGTGGCAGAGGCTACACAAACTATTTACTTTTTAGATGCCAATAATAAATTATGCTTCAAGCAGCTTGATAAGAGCGGTAACGCTGTTATTAGCATTGATAAATCAAAATATATCACGCTAAAAAGCGGAGTGGGGCACAGGCTGCAAACAATATGCATGTGCACTGAGCTTGGCGATAATGTCAGTGAGAGCACTACTCTTGTTGGTAGCACTCAATATGTAAGAGACAATGCTTTTTGGGAGTTGCGCGAAGATATAGCCGCTCTAGTGCACAATGCTATAACAACCATTGGTGACATTAGCATTGATGTATTCGACTGCACTTGGCGAGGCAACCCAGCGCTTGAAGTGGGAGATAAAATCAGCTTAACAACCAAAGATAATAAAGCCTTAACTGCTTATTTGCTGAATGACACTATAAAATATGATGGCTCTCTTTCTGAAAAAACACAGTGGAAGTATGACGCAAACAGCACTGAGACTGAGAGCAATCCCACAAGTTTAGGAGACGCAATCAAACAAACATATGCCAGAGTTGATAAGCAGCAAAAGCAGATAACATTGCTAGCCTCTGAGGTGAATAGCCAGACTCAAGCGATTAAAAAGACAGTTAAGCAAGTAGATGTTGAATATTATCTAAGCACTAGTACCACTTCTGCTACAGGTGGCTCATGGAGCACAACAGCACCAGAATGGCAAGCGGGCAAGTATATGTGGAGTCGGCAAAAAGTTACTTACACAGATGGCACAAGCATTACACGCAATGCCACTTGCATAGCTGGTGCAAAAGGTGCAGACGGCAAGAATGGTAAAGATGGACAAGACGGTGCTCCCGGAGCTGATGGTGCGCCCGGTAAGGATGGCACTCCCGGCAAAGATGGCACTAACGGCAAAGATGGCGCAAATGGTAGAGGCATAACAAGTGTTACAACTGAGTATTACATTAGCACCTCACAAGAAGAGCTTGCAGGAGGCGTATGGAGTGCATCACAACCGGCTTGGGAAGAGGGTAAATATATTTGGACGAGAAGCAAAATAGTTTACAACAATCCTATAACCACAGAATATACAACCGCTGTTTGCGATGCAGCTTGGGCTGAGATTAACGCTATTACAGGGCAGCAAAAGACAAATACAACAGACATTTCACAGCTTAAAGTTGAAAAAAATAATATATCTGCAAGTGTTGCAACCATTGTTGAAAAACAAAGCGACATTGATAGCACGATTGTTGACATGCAAAAGGGTATTGGTGAACAAAACCAGAGCAATGCCGCTCAGTTTGAGACGCTTACAAATAAAGTAAATGCGACAATGACGAGTGAACAGGTGCAGCTTGCCATAAGCACTGAGGTTGCAAAGGGTGCAAGCAAAGTAACAACCTCAACAGGTTTTAAGTTTGATGATAGCGGATTGACGATTAGTAAAACTAACTCAGAAATGAGCACAAAAATTGATGAGGACGGCATGAGCATTTTCAAAGGCTCAGAAGAGGTTTTAACCGCTGATAATACAGGTGTAGACGCGAAGAATTTACACGCTACAACATATCTAATTATAGGCACAAACAGCCGATTTGAGGACTATGGCAGCCGCACAGGTTGCTTCTGGATAAGGAGCTAAGGAGGTGGAAAGATGGCTGTTTACAATAGTTTAACTTTGGAAGAAGTTTCATATTCTGTCGCCAATAACACAAGTGAAGTAAGGATGCTATGGACGAGCACACAGACAGGCCAGAGCTATAATGCAAACACAAGAACAGGTTATTATGTGTTTAATGGTTCTTCAGGAAGCGTTGAATATACATTGCCAGCAAACACAACAGTTACAATTTTTGATGAAACATTCACCGTTTCGCATAACAGTGACGGCACAGGCAGTGTATCCGCGAGCACGTGGATGGACACCAGAATTAGCGCAGGAGAAATCAGTAAAGAGGCCAGCTTAACACTAACCACTATCCCAAGGGCAAGTAGTGTTAGCTGTAGCGCGGCAGACATTGGCAGTGATGCCACAATCACAATTAGCAGAGCTTCTGCCAATTTCACGCACACACTTACATATGATTTTTTCGGCCTAACCGGAACGATTGCGACAAAGACAACACAAACGAGTGTGAAATTTACGTTACCAGAAACATTTTATGCAAAGATTCCTAATATAAAGATGGGAAAAGGCGTAATCACATGTGTAACATACAATGGCAATCAAGAGATTGGCACAACCATGTGCCAAATGCAAGCGAACTGCAATGAAGCACAATGTTCTCCATCCATTACTGTCGAATCCTACGACAGCAATGCAACAACAGTTGCGCTTACTGGAAATAAATCAAAATTCGTAAAATACTTTAGTAACGTAGCAGTAACCGCACATGCAGTTGCTAAGCATAGCGCAACTATTAAGTCACAGAGTATTATTATTGGCAGCACAACAATTAATGGCGGAAGCGGCACAATTAAGGCTGTTACAGACGGAGTAGTTAAGGCAACTGTAACAGACAGTCGTTGGTTTACTAATCAAATTAGCTCTAAACATACGCTTGTTGATTATGTAAAATTGACGTGCTCCATTGAAGCAGGGGCTGCTAGCACAAGTGGTGTTGCGCAGTTGAAAGTGAGCGGCAACTATTGGAATGGCAATTTTGGAGCTGCTGCTAATACACTAACCATCCAATACAGATATAAGGCGCAAGACGGCTCTTTTACTTCTTGGAAAAATTCAAGCGCGGCTGTTACGAAGAGCAATAACACTTATAGCACCACAATTAGCATTAGTGGGCTTGACTATACAAAAGCCTATACTTTTCAGGCGCGCGCAATAGACAAGCTAGCAACCATTGAAAGTGGAGGGCAAACACGCAAAACACAACCCATTTTTGATTGGGGTGTTGATAGCAGTGGTGCAGCAGATTTTAATGTAAATGGCACTCTTAAAATCAATAACAGGAGTATTATTGATATTATTTATCCTGTTGGCAGCATTTATATGAGCCTGAATAGCGCTAATCCTAGTACATTATTTGGCGGTACATGGGAGCAAGTAAAAGATAGGTTCTTGGTTGGAGCAGGAACAAAATACAAAGCTGGTTCAACTGGCGGTGAAGCGGAGCACACGTTAACACAAGCTGAGATGCCAAAGCATAACCATGTGATTTATTGCCCAAACGGTGGTGGCCCTGATGAAGGAGCAGCAATTGGTTTTCCAGAGACAGGCAGTAAAAATACATGGTGGGCACCGGCATCTATGACAGGACAAACAGGTGATAGCAAAGCGCACAATAATATGCCTCCATACTTGGCTGTTTATATCTGGAAGAGAACGGCATAAGGAGGTGCGGCATATGACATGGGAAATTTTTGTAGGCATTACTGTTATTATTAGTTTCGTTATTTCTATCGGCAGAATCATAAAAAGCAACACACAAGCAATGACAAGCTTAAAAGATGGTATTGCGACATTGAGCACCACCTTAGAGGGGCAGAAGAAAGACATTAATATAATTGACACAACAGTGCATAATCACGAGACTAGAATCACTGTTTTGGAGCATAAGGGAGATGGCTGCAAATGA